AGTGAAAACTTTGTGAATTGCTGGAAAATCCTTAAGTTTCTATTAACATCATGAATTAAGTAATGATATCGTGGGAAATTGGACAATCAGCAGCGAAAACATTACTTGACAGAATAGGAGTATGTCGATGAAAAATCTGAAAGATTTAAATTTAAGTTCGTATTTTATAACTGAATCCGGTGAACTATTTAGTAAAAAGACAAACGTATTCTTAAAAGGTGCTGTCGCACATCATGGGTATCGTTTTTACACATTGATTGATGATCACGGTACTGTTGTAAGACGGTATGCACACAGGATAGTTGCTGAATTATTTTTAGAAAAACCCTGTGGTAATGATTACGTAAATCATATCGACGGCGTTAAGCTGAATAACTCAAAAAATAATCTAGAATGGGTTACAGCATCTGAGAATAACAATCACGCTTACTCATTGGGGTTATCTAAAGGGAAATCGTCTGGAAACGGAATATATCTTAAAGGTGATTACAATGAATCATCTGAAACTGAGATATGGAGTGAGGATTCCGTTAGGATCACTTGTGAAATGATAAAAGATGGTTATCGTGATGTTGATATAAGTAGAATCACTGACCTCCCGAGACGGATTATCAATAAGATACGACATAGAGAATTCAGTCAATACGCTGAGATCATAGATTTGTATGAATTTAAGTTTACAAAAGAAGAACGAATGTCTCCCGACAAAGTAATAGAAATATGTAAGTTATTGGAACGAAAAACCAAAATAGTTGACATATGTGATATTTTAGGGGTCAATCGTAAACATGTTGGAAATATTAAGAATAGGCGAACTTTCGTTAATATTTCCAAATCTTTCAGATGGTAATGTGACGTTCAACGACTATCCCGTATGGGAGTACACTGTAAGCTATTGACAGTGGAAGCGCAAAGCATCTCATCTGAGATGAAGATATAGTCTGGTCTGCATAGAAATATGCAGAAGTTCATAAGAGAACTGGTGGGGATGTAGCGATCCCTATTGAACAAAACGAATTGGTACGCTGTACCGGATGCATCGGGATACTTCAAAAGAGACTGGGTGGATTTTATTGATCGCAAAGATGTCCCGAGACTCAAGAAGATTATCCGATGTTGGGATTTCGCATCTTCTAAGGAATCTGAAGCGAACCCTAACCCCGACTTCTCTGCCTCTGTTCTATTGGGCCTTGGTGAAGATGGGTACATATATGTGCTCCATGCTACAAAGTTCCGTGAGCGGCCTGCTGGGGTGCTTGCACAGGTAGAATCATTCGCAAGGTACGATGGCAAGAAGACTCCTATCGGTATTCCACTCGATCCCGGACATGCTGGTGAAGTTGCTTTCCAAAACTATGCAAAGCCTCTAATTCTTAATGGTTATATTGTTAAGAAAATGAAGACTCGAAAAGGTAAGGTTGAGCGATTTATACCTTTTTCGAATGCAGCCGAGAACGGCCTTGTTCGAATTGTCAAAGGTCCATGGAATAAAGATTTCTATCAGGAGCTTGAACATTTTACCGGCGAGAATAAGCGAGAGCATGACGATTTAGTCGATGCTACATCTGATTGTTACAATTGGTTACTCTCAGGTAAAAAGCTCCCAGATAAATTCTTATTTAATCCATCATCATTGACTAAATTGAATATCTGGAAAAATTTCTAAAATATCCCTTGACATTGCTTTTAATATATGGTTAACATATTATTTAGTGAATGGGGAATATTATAATCCAATATCTCTCTTTAAGGAGTTTTAAATGGCTACATCTATCCCCAGAGAGATCGGTGCAACAGGTTTGAAGTTTACAAGAAATCACATCATTGATGATGAGATCGCACCCAAGCTTCGATTCCCTCGATCAATTCAAAGTTTCCGTCAAATGAGAAGCGACCCTATTATTAGTGGTTCGCTCTTTATGATTAAACAGTACGTTCGGAAAGTTGATTGGGGAATTGAACCGTTTGGTGGTATTACCGCTACAGACGAAGATAAAAGAATCGCAAAGATTGTTGAAGATGCATTGTTCATACACATGGACAGATCATTTGATCAACTGATTACTGATATCTGTAGTTTTATTGAAAACGGCTTTGCTTTTCATATGCCGACTTACAAGGTTCATAAAGGTAATATTATCTGGCGTGACATTCCTACACGTTCAGTCGATTCTATTGAAGGGTTTGATTTTGATTCAAGGGGTCGTATTAAGGCGGTCCGACAGTACATGGTGAATAATACTGGTGAAATTACACAGTTCTCATCGTCTGTCACAAGAATCCCTTACGATAGGCTACTTCACTTCCGTACCGACTCAGAAAAAAATAACCCTCTCGGCAGATCAATTCTGAAGAATGCTTACAAGGCTTGGTATTTTAAAACCAAACTTGAAGAAGCTGAATCAATTGGTGTTGAACGAGAAATGAACGGTCTTCCCGTTATTACAATCCCGGCGGAATATTTCGCTGCTGACCCTCAAGAAGATCCAGATCGCTACGCGGTACTTCAAGAGTTTATTAAGATCGGTCAGAATGCTCGCACCAATGAACAAGCATGTGTACTCCTGCCTTCTGATGTAGATGAATCTGGTCATCCGTTGTTTACATTTGATCTGGTTGCGTCTAAAGGCACTAGGTCGCTTGATACATCAAAGATCATTGAAAGATATGATTATCGAATCGCTCAGAGTTTATTGAGTGACTTCCTCTTGATGGGCTCTACGTCAACAGGATCATTTGCACTTTCCGATAATAAGATTGGTTCATTTGTTCAATCTCTTGAGGCTTACTTAGAAGTAATTGCAGAGCAGTTTAATCGTAAAGCGATCCCTAAGCTATATCAGTTGAATGAATGGGACGATGAAAACACTTGTAAGCTTGTGCATAAACCAATTGGTTCTGCGACACTTAGTGAACTTGGTGAATTCCTTGAAAAATCAGCAGCATTCATTACACCTGATCAGACTCTTGAGAACGCACTGCGCTCTAAAGCAGATCTTCCTGAGCGCGATGTTGATAACCTTTATATTGCAACACCGACAGCAACATCACAAGCTATTTCTCAACGAATCGGTATGTTACGTAGTGCTGAAACGAACGATTCCGACAAAGAAGGTAGTGGTTTAACTGAAGGTAATCGCGGTGACGATCTTGCGGGTAAAACTTAATGAATGATTATATAGGTGTCCAATGGACAAAGAAAAGATTCTAAAGTCATTCTCTGAATTCTTAGATAATATGGTAGGTGGTTCTAAAGAAAAAGAATCACCCCAACTTCCAGTAATGAAAGCATTAGACCAAGATAAGAAGCAAGCAACCTTTGTTGTTCTTCATGCCTATTCAGACGATTCTGAATATGATCTTCACAATGAAACATATGATGCCGATGAAGTTGAAAAAGCTTGTCACAATTATAATCGCAACTGCATGAAAGCGAATATCGGTCATTTAATGATGGTTGAGGAAGATATCGCATATGTTGTTGAGTCTTATTGTAGTGAAATCGACATGGTGCTTGGTGATCAATTCATAGCTAAAGGTACTTGGTTGCAGAAGTGGCAATTCAATGACGATTCTATTTGGGAAGGTGTCAAAGGTGGTCAATGGAACGGACTTAGCATCCAATGCATGGCAGACTGTGAGGATTTAGAGAATGAGTAAAGCAAAGAGACGCCTGAAGAATTTTGATTTCTCGGGTGATAATGCTGCTGTTGCACTGGTTCATGAGATGCAAGGTGGTGCTGCCAACGGTACGAAAACACTTATCATGAAAGCTACTGATGTGGTTGTTGAGTTATCAATGGCTGAATTCTTAATGCGTTTCTTCAATCTATGGAGTGGTGACGCGCAGATGCTTGCTCGTATTCTTGGGTATTCTGATGATATTACAAGCATGTATGAATACGAATACGATGATGGTGAGAAGTTCTCTGATAAAGTCACCCTGATGAAATCATTGAAAGATGCTTTTACTGGTGATTCCGAAGTACCTGATGAATTAAAAGAAATTGTTCAAGAAATGGCACTTAAAAGCCATATTAAATTAACCGATGGGGTTTCTAAGACTAAGCCCAACGGTGGAAATAAAGAAACCCAACCTGAGGTAGTTAAAATGGCAGATAATGCTGAAATGATCGAAAAAAGTGCAGTTGAATCACTGATTCTTGATTCTGTACAGAAAGCAGTGGAAAAGGCTATTGGTGAAAAAGATAGTAAAATTGTTGAACTTGAAAAGTCTTTAGAAGATTTTAAAACTAAAGAAATTGAAGTTCAGAAAGCTACTTTCGTTAAGAAAGCTAAAGAATTCGAAGTTCTGGGTGTTGAAGACTTTGATAAGTTTGGTGTCGCTCTGATGAAGATGGCAGGTGATGACTCCCTGAAGGCCGTTATTGATACTCTTGAGAAGGCTGTAAACATCGCTAAAAAAGCTGGTGAGTTTGAAGGTGAAGGTCATAGTTTGGATGCAGATAATGTTTCCGGCGTTGAGGCTATCCTGAAAGCTAAAGGTAAAATTAAGTAATAAAAATCTCAAATAGAGGAATTAAATAATGCCTAGTATTGCTACTCGTGCCCCTCGTGTGGGTAATCTCGTTAAGGCTGAACAGCTTCTTGAACACGGTTACTGCCGCGAAGGTGTCACAGTCAATGTTGCTTCCGAAACAACCCTCTCGGTTGGTTCTGTCCTTGGTAAAGTAACCAGTTCTGGTAAATATGTCACAAGTGACCCTGATGCTGTTGATGGCAGTGAAGTCGCCGCAGCTATCTGCCTTGAGAACAAAACTGTTGCAGCTACCACAGATACTGAAGTTGCCGTTCTGATTCGCGGTGCCGCTATTGTTGGTCGTGATGCTCTCGTTTATGACGTTGATCATGATGCTACCGAAGCCGGTGTTGCTGAAGCTGAACTTGAAGCCCTTGGTATTCTGGTACGCACCCAGATCTAACCTATAAAATAAATATTTAGGAGTCATTAATATGCCTTTTACTCGCGATCCTAATAACATGAACGGTCTTATCGAATGGACTGATGAGATCAATCGTATTGATCGTCAGTTTCAGATTTTCGATGACCGTCTGTTTGATCTAAAGGGTAGCACTCAAACTGCTGTCCTGTTCGATGTGAACGAAACCGAAACCGTTCTTCTGCCTGCCGTTAGTCGTCAACCTAAGGGTTCCACCTACGGTAAAGAGAATCTGGTTCGTTCATACAGTCTGCCTCTTGCATACTTCAAGCATTCCGAGTACATCACTCAGGAAGACCTTCAGGGTGTTCGTCGTCATGGTACCCCCGATGGCGTTGAAACTCTTGATCTGGTACGCGCTGAGAAGCTTGAGAAGCTGCGTCGTCAGTTCGATCAGACCGCTGAATACATGAAGCTTCAGGCGGTCAAAGGTATCACTAAGTCTCCGGACGGTACCGTGTTTGCTGATATGTTCACTGAATTCGGTGTTACTCAGGATTCTATCGACTTCGTACTTGGTACCAGCACCACTGATGTTGCAGCTAAGATTCGTGAAGTTCGCCGTCTGCTGAAAACCAACCTCCAGAATGGTGGTTTCGTTAACGGTATTGAAATCTTTGTTGACCCGCTGTTCTTTGATAAGCTGATTAGCCACGATACTGTTAAGGAAGCTTATAAGTATTACAGTGCCACCAATCAGCGCGGTAGTGTACAGCCTCTGCGTGATGATCTGAACGATCGCTTCACCTATGGCGGTGTAACCTTTATCAGCCTCGATGGCTCGTTCAAGACTGGTCCTAGCACCACAGAACAGCTAATCGCTGACGATACCGGTCACGTTGTTCCTAATACCCCCGGACTGTTCCGTGGATGGTTTGGTCCTTCTAACAAGATGGAACTTGCCAACCGTTCTGGTTCTGATATGTTCGCTTGGGAATACCGTGATCCTAAAGGTGAGTTCCACGAAATTCAGATGGAGTCCGCTCCACTGTTCATCTGTACTCGTCCGAAGGCTTTGATCGAAGTTACTACCTCTAACTAAAGTGTTCAATTAAAAGGGATTCCAATGAGTCCCTTTTTGTATGAACATTGGTTATTCTACAAAAAGGATATCATCATGGCTGAAACTACAAGTATTACGATTACCGCTAGCGACGATTGGACGAGTGTTGCCACTGATGTTGCTGTCGCCCTCACGTTAACAAGTATTTCACCATATCCTTTCGAATGGTTCATTGGTACATCTGAACCTTTAACTGCCGATAAGGGTCATTTGGTTGCCAATACTTCATTAGATGATGTTCTCCAGACAGGCTCGTTTGTGGGGACATTATATATTCGCACCCCTACGCCGTTTAATCATTCATTCGTGTACACTTCGGAGTAATTATGGTAGGTTTTCATATTCCGGGTGGTTCGATAATGTATGCCCGAAACGTCAGTAACGCCGCAAATACTCTAAACTGTCCCGTCGGTGTCGATACAATAATCCCTCTGACGGGTGACGGCAATAATAATTTTAATACTAGAAATGCTGAAATTGACGGTAGAGTGACATTTGATGATGCTTACAACAGTGGTAAGGGTGGAATAATTCTTAATCGAATTCATCATGACTCTTACATTGAATGCAGATTGACTTACGTGTATTTAGGTTCTTCTAATGCTGAAGCTGTTTTTAAAGTTCGACTGGTGTCTAATTTAGCAGACCCAAATTCCGGCGTGATTATTAGTAATCAACCAGTAGTCATAAAAACAGACAAAGAACAAACATCATTCTTATCATTTTATGGCGGTGGTATCGATGCTATTTACCCGCTAGTTGAACCTGATTCAACAAGTGATCTTCAGATAAATGGATTTTTAATCTCTGTTCTGGAGACACGATAATTTCCATTGAAAGAACTAGGAGAGCACCATGAGTTTTACATATGATCCCACTATCGCGGATGACATCTCCAAAGTTCGAAGTTTAATTCAGGATACTGTCGAGTTAACCGCTGATTTCCAAGATGAAGAACTTCAATTTTTCCTCGATATAAATAATGGTAATATCTATAAAGCCGCAAGAGAAGCTGCGTTCAGGTTGTATGTAAAATACTCTAAAATGGCGGATATAGAAGAGGTCGGTAAGATTCGCCTTGAGTACGTAAGTCGTGCTGGAGCAATGAAAGACCTATATGACGTTCTTCTTACTGAAACAACCAAACTCTCAGGTAAACCAATGATGTACTTCGGAGGCATTACCAAAGCAGGGTTCAATAAAAATCGATCCGACACTTCTCTTGTTCGTCCTGACTTCACTAAAGATTCTATATTGTTTGATCCTTGTGTTCCTGATCTACCTGAAGATTGCACGGATATCATCTGATGGCTTATTTGATTGAAGATAACGCTGCCCTCAATCGTGTTTTATTAAGACTTCGATTGGCACAACTGAAAGAAGTTGAAATGGGTTCAATGGATGCTTCTCAGCATAGTACGTTTGATGGAACTGTATCTGCTCTCGCTACAATGTATGAATTAGGTTTTACAACAGAATCCGGTAAAGATGTAATTGCGTCATTTATGCAGCCCGCCGATTACTCAGCAAGACAGCCTCAAAGTAATTTGAATAATGCTTTACGACAAATGGTACCGCTCCTTATGCGAGGCAATATAGGCGTGACTGATCTTCTTGGTGAAGTAGGGTCCGTTCAATCTAGCGAATATCGTCAATACATTCTTGACAACAAAGTTCAACTCAGGAGAGATGGGCATGTTGTTTCTAAACCCGAGGGTACCCGATTAATTGAGACTGGTGAACTTGAAGATAGTATTGATTATGAGGTGAGATAGTGAATTTTCCATTAACGATCATGCGACAGTCAATAACTGTTTATCGTACAGCCGCTGGTACCCTTGATGCTAATGACAGATGGGTAGATGGAGCTGAGACAAACGAAGTTCATGCTCAGACATCAGTTCAGCCAACATCAGGTAGGGATTTATTAGTTCTTCCCGAAGGTGATCGATCAGACTCAATTATTAGGATCTTCGATATTAAACCTCTGTACACTGTAAATAAGTCTGCAGGTACACCTGCTGATGAAATTGAATGGTTAGGTGAACGATACAAAATTATCAATGTTCAAGTATGGCAGACTGGCATTATTGACTACTATGAGGCGTTGGCTGCAAGGGAGAGACAGTAATGAATCTAATTGCCCTTGAGAACGCTCTACAGTCGATCATAAAGCCTCATTTGGGTGCAGTTAGTATCTTTGCACCAACTAATCAAAACATGCCTGAACAGACGCTCCTGTACGCTACATACGACCTCCTAACAATCAATCATATTGGCAGAGTTCAAAGAGATGTAATTGATGAAGATGGTGATCGAAAATTCTATGAACACTATGAAGTTGTTTTTAGAATCATCGCATATGGTCAGAACGCAATTATCACTTTACAGAATTTAAGTTTAGCTTTATCTAAAGAGACTGTTACAAATGCTCTCGCTGAAGCAAATCTTTCATATTCAACAAAAACCGCTGTTCGTAGGTTACCTGAAGTCATATCTTCAAGATGGGAAGAACGCGCGCAGATTAATGTAACATTCTTCACATTAGATGAAGGTACAGAAAATATCGGATTCGTAGATAACGCAACCATCACAGGTGATTACGATGATGGTGATCATATCATAGTTTCCGAAATTAATAGATAATTCCATGGAGAAATATAAATGTCTGATATTCGTGATATTGTAGACGTACAAATCACCAAAGGGACTCGAACAATCACTCGTCAAGGTTTTGGTACTTTGATGGTTATCGTTGATGTTACTGATGGTGTTGCAACCCAAGGTTTCCGTGTGAAATCTTATTCGAGTGTAAATGAAGTTGCAGATGATTGGGCTACTTCCGATTTTGCTTACAAGGCAGCTACCGCTTATTTTGGTCAAACCCCTTCGCCGCGATTCCTGAAAATTGGTATCTTTGATGATGGTGTAGCTGAAGCCGATACTGATTACCCTGACGCATACTCTAAGATTGTTGCAATCGATGCCGACTGGTATGCCGTCGCTGCTGAAACTCGTGTAGCTGCTGACGTACAGTCCCTTGCATCAACTGTAGCTGCTGATGAAAAACTTTACGGTACTTCTTCGGATGATGCTGATATTCTTGATGGTGCTTCTACCACTGACATCGCATATCTACTGAATAACGCTACTCAGGAACGAGCTTTCGTACTTTATAGTACTGATCAGGCGGATGCTCCTGAAGCTGCATGGTTTGGTAAGATGCTTCCGACCGATCCGGGATCTGCTACTTGGGCCTTTAAGAATCTTGCAACTATTAGTGCGGACAATCTAACAAGTTCTCAGGCTGTTGCTGTTTTCGCTAAAGGTGGTAACACCTATGAACCTATCGCTGGTCAGAATATCACTCGTTACGGCACCGTAGCTACTAATGAGTACATTGACGTTGTTCGTGGTATTGACTGGTTGACTGCTCGTATGGCTGAACAGATCTATTTCCGTCTGGTGAATAGTCCTAAGATTCCTTACACTAAAAATGGTCAGGCAATTATCGAAGCTGATATGAAAACAGTTCTTGAGATTGCTGTTAACCGAGGTGTAATAACCGCTGGATATACTGTTGAAATGCCTGAAATTTCCGGTATATCTGCAATTGATCGTGCGGCCCGTTACATGCCTGATATTAAATTCTTTGCGACTCTACAGGGAGCAGTTCATACTCTCCAGATTCGCGGTACTGTGAGCGTTTAAGGAGGATATTTAAATGGCTGTACGTACATATGATCCAAATGCAATTACTCTTTCGTTCTTCGGTTATCCCATTAGTGGTTTCCAAGAAGGTACTTTCGTATCTGTTGAGCGTTCCAGTGAAACATTCGCTCGTGTTGTAGGGGTAGGTGATACATCTCGTACTCGTTCACATGATAAAGGTGGTCGAGTTACATTCACACTGATGCAGACTGCTCCTATTAATGATTGGCTTGCTGCACTGCTTTCTGGTGACGAAGCTGAGAATAATGTAATCGGTCCTGCTATCGTCCGTGACAATTCGGGTAACTCTACATATACTTCAACTGAATCGTGGTTGGTGACTCAACCTACAGGTGAATTCTCCACTGATCAGACTGGTCGTGAATATATGATCGAATGTGCTGACCTTGC